CTCCGAGCTCCGCTCGCCTGAACCGATGGAGCAGCGAGAGCCATGTGAGCTTGCTCAGACATGGCCGAGTCGTGACAGAGGTGGGCAAAGCCAACACCTACGGAGCTTGGGGAAGCCTAAGGGCAAAAACGAACACGAATTGAACGAGGGTGCAAGCCCCTCATATTATTAACAACATTCTAAAAAATCAAGGAACTATGAACGAGAATGTAAAAGAGCTGTTTCAGGCGCAGTTTAACAGCCTGAGCGAGAGAGGTAAGTTGTTCCGCTCTACGGTGACGGGACGACAAGTATGGGAAACCTATATGCGAGGCTTCGGAGAAGACCCCGTATTCCGTGACCCGCAATCGAGTGAGCACAACTGTAACACCTGCCGGAACTTCTTCGAGCGTTACGGAAACATTGTGGCGGTGGACGAGGACTTGAACATCATCACCATGTACGACGGAGAGACAAGCGACGAATACCGCGAGTCGTTCCGGCTGATGAGCGAACTACTGAAGGGTGCGCCCATCGGTTGCGTGTTTGTTGAGACTTTCAACAATCTGAACTTCCTGCCATACGAGCAGACCAACAAGAACGCCGAGGACTTTGCGCTGGGTATCAGTCAGAACGTGAAGCAGTACACGCAGGAGGAAGCCGACAAGTACGGAGTGGTGGAAGCAGGGCGCGTCTATACGTTCCATCACTTCATGGTACGCTTGCGCCGTGAGTTTGTGACCTTCACCAACGAAACGCCAGACAGCCTCACGGCTCGTTACCGTGAGGACAAGGTGCAACTGGAGAAGGGACTGAACACCATCGGCACGGACACGCTGGAACTTGTGGCCGACCTTATCAATCAGGGTTCGCTGCTGAACGGTGACGCTTACCTGTCGAAGGTAGAGGACTATCTGAAGAAAGCCCGCGAGTATGCCGACATTCCGCAGGAGAAGCGCGACAACTGGCTGTGGGTGACTTCATATAAGTACCCGTTTGCCCGATTCCGCACCGAACTGATTGGTACGCTCTGCACGGAGTTGGCCGAGGGCAAGGAGTTGGCGAAGGCTTGCACCGACTGGAACAAGCGCGTTGATCCTGCCAACTACATGAAGGCAAAGGCTCCCATCACGCAGCAGATGATAGACGCGGCCAAGGCTTTCGTCATGGAGAACGGCTACGAGCAGTCGTTCAACCGACGCTGTGCCACGATGGAGGACATCAAGGTGTGCGACATCCTTCATGCCAACGCTGGCGACGGCACCATTAAGCCCGTGAGCATCTTCGACGGACTGAAGCCCACGGCCACACGCCACAAGAGCAGTGAGTTTGACGGTGTGCCAGTGGTCAGCATCGACGAGTTCATGCGCGACATCCTGCCGACGTGCAAGGCTGTGGAGGTGTATCTGCAAAACCGCATGGAGAAGAACTTCGTGACGCTGACGGCTCCCGCAGTGGCCGACTCAAAGCCCATCTTCAAGTGGCCTAACAACTTCGGATGGACGTACAACGGCAACCTTGCCGGAAAGTCAGAGATACGCGAGGCGGTGAAGCAGGCAGGCGGTTTCGTTGACGCTTACTTCCGTTTCTCAATCCTTTGGAACGAGAACGGGCAGGACATCTGCGACCTCGACGCTCATGCCTTCGAGCCGAACGGCACGGAGATATACTACTCCACCTACAAAGGTCGCAAGACTCCCATCTGTGGCGGTATGCTCGACATCGACATGATACGACCCGAAGGCCGTGGCGTTGAGAACATCTTCTGGACTGACCCCGAAAGACTCCAAGACGGCGACTACAAGTTTGGCATCGTGAACTACGACGACGGCCCCAACACCGTGACCAAGGCTGAAATCGCCATCGGTGACGAGGTGTTCCAGTACGAAGTACCTCACCGCATCCCTCACCGCCAGCCCGCATGGATTGCCACCGTCACCATCAAGGACGGACGCATGACAGCCATCAAGCACAGCGACTACCTGAAGGACGGCAGCGGCATCGTGCGCGAAATCTACGGACTGCGCACCTGTGAGTTCCATCGCGTCAACCTTGTGTGCCTCTCGCCTAACTACTGGCAGTCTGAGGTAGGCCACAAGCACTACTTCTTCATGCTTGACGGAGCCAAGGCACCCCGTGCCATCCGTGGATTCCACAACGAGTTCCTGCGTGCCGACCTCTTAGACCACCGCAAGGTGATGGAAGTGCTGGGACAGACGCAGCAGGTAGAGAGCACCGACGGCCAGCTGTCGGGCTTAGGCTTCAACGCCACCGTGCGCGACGAAATGGTAGTGCGCACCACGGGCAGCGACAGCCGCGTAATCAGAATCAAGTTTTAATCACATTTAATCATTACGACTATGTATAAGATTGCATCGAGAAAGAAGTTACGCATCCAGACCAATCGCGGGATGCTGAGTGTAGAACAGCTGTGGGACTTGTCGAAGGAAGACATCGGCGAGTTGGCAAAGTCCATCCGCAAGCGCATCAACGACCAGAAGGGCGTGACGGGCGACAGCGAACTGGACTTCCTGAAGCCATCGGCACAGACGGAAGAGACCATCGACGAACTGACCTTCCGCATCCTGAAGGACATCTACCAGACCAAGCAGGCAGAAGAGGACAAGGCTCATCGCCGTGCCGCTGCCCGTGAGAACAATCGAAAGATTCTCGAACTCATCGCAAAGAAGCAAGACCAGGAACTCGAAAACAAGTCCATCGAGGAACTGGAAAAGATGCTTCAGAACGAAGAGTAATAGTTCCGAGAGAGGGCGGCGGCATGATACCCCGTCGCCCTCATTTTTCCAAAGAAATTACACGAATCATGACAGACGAACAGAACATTTGAGCATTGACTTTCCCCTACTTGCGTCCCGTTGGTAGCAAGCGTCACCCTTCGGGATGCCGAGCGCGGGCCGTCGAGCTAAACCTTCCCGCCAAACGGGAAGCGGCGGACTCCGAGCTCCGCTCGCCTGAACCGA